AAAAGGTGGCACGACTGGTCAAGTCCTTGCTAAGACAACTGGCACAGACATGGATTTTACATGGACTACTGCTTTGTCTGGTTCGACAAATGTCGCTGGAAAAAACAATATATTAAACTCCGGAATGAATGTGGCACAACGCGGGACAAGTTTCACCATTGCATCATCTACTGCAACTTACACGCTAGATCGTTGGCAAGCTTATAGAACTGCAACTGGTATGACAGTAACGCAGCAAAACACTAGCGATACGACTAACTTACCTTTTATTCAAAAGTGTGTTCGTTTGGCGCGTGATTCTGGCACTACTTCTACTGTTGCTATTCAATATGTGCAAACGATTGAAACTGCTAATTCAATTCCTTACGCTGGCAAATCGGTAACTCTTTCATTTTACGCTAGAGCAGGCGCTAATTATTCTCCAACATCTTCAGCTTTGCTGGTATATCTACAAACTGGAACAGGTACAGATCAGAACTACATCAATGGATTCACTGGTGCAACCAATATTGTCAGCGGCTCAACTGCAACACTAACAACAACGTGGCAAAGATTTACATTCACAGCAACTGTTGGTGCAACTGCAACTCAATTAGCCGTAGCTTTAAATATGAATCCAACTGGAACGGCTGGGGCAAATGATTATTGTGAAGTCACAGGATTCCAACTTGAAGCGGCATCGGCTGCAACTGCATATTCTCCTAATGCAGCAACATTTCAAGGAGAATTAGCCGCTTGCCAGCGTTACTACTTCCGATTGGGTGGTAATCAAGTTTATCAAGTTTTAGGTGGTGGTACGGCAAATGGAACAACACAATGCGATGTCCAAACCCCATTACCAGTAACAATGCGTGTAATTCCTTCATCAGTTGATTATGCAACTTTGGCTTTACAACAAAAAGGTGGCTCACCGCTTAATGCAGTAACTTCTGTAACTCTTGGCTTGCAAAGTCCATCACTTGCTAACACTTCTTTCAATGTTGCTTCTGGATTGACAGATGGGGCTTGGCACAGACTTATGACAAACAATTCAACATCAGCATATCTAGCATACAACGCGGAGCTATAAAAATGGACAATGTAACCTTTATTGAAGTTCCACACCCAGTCACAGGTGAAACTGTTATTCACGCAATCATTGACCGAGGCAATAACGAATTTACCTCGATGCTTAAATCAACCTATGACGAGCAACAGGCACAGGCGGAACACTTCACACCAATGGTTTCAGATGAAACCCCGTCTATCTAAAGCTGCTATCCAGTTAAGGGAACAGTTAGATGATTCCTTCCCAGATCGTGACAGGGCATCGGATGGTTGGGTCGGTGATACCCGACACGCTGCTCGCAAGTCTGATCATAATCCAGATGAGCAGGGCTGGGTTCGTGCCATTGACATTGACGCAGACCTATTCGGTGCAGGGGTCAAACCGCATATCATGCCAGACCTTGCAGATCAACTTCGAATCAGTTGCAAGTCTAAGGAAGAAAAGCGCATCTCGTACATTATATTTAACGGCAGGATTGCGTCTCCCGTCCTTAACTGGAAGTGGCGCAACTACACAGGGGCTAACAAACACCTTCACCACATGCATGTCAGCTTTAAAAAAGAAGCTGACTTACTGGGTGAGTTTTTTCAGATACCTATGTTAGGCGGAGAATAATGAATGAACTAAAGACAGCAGCAGGTTCTTGGGCTAGAGCCTTCTTAGTAGCAGTAATCTCAATGGCAGCTGCTGGGGTTACAGACCCTAAGGCTCTTATTGCAGCAGGTGTTGCTTCTATCCTTCCACCAGTTATGCGCTATCTCAATGTTAATGATCCCGCTATGGGAATCAAGAAGTGACGCAACAGGACTTTTTTACTTTCTATCTAGCAACTCTCGGAGTCATTGGGGGTCTTGCTGGTTATGTGATTACCCACTTGTTGTCTGAGATTAAAAGACTCAACACGCGAGTTGATGAAATCTACAACATCTTACTAGACAGGTAACATTCTGCTATGGCAAGAAAAGCAAAAGCGTTAGAGGAGCAAGGCTACTCAAAGCTGGATGCTTACTGCATTGGATTGCATGAGTATTGGAAGTCATTGCGCAAAGCGGGATTCGCTGAGGGTGTTGCGTTATTTATGATTACCGACACACAGTCATATCCTGCATGGATTCTGCCAGACCCAGTCGATCCAAACAGGTTCGGCGATTACGAAGATGAGGATGATGACTAAACGCCGATACTTGGTTATCTCGGATTTACAAATCCCATATCACCATGAGCAAGCTGTTAAGAATCTTATCAAGTTAGTAAAGCGAGAAAAGTTCGACCTTATCCTTAACACAGGTGACGAGTTGGACATGCAGTCTCAGTCGCGCTGGGCGCAGGGTACTGCTCTGGAGTGGGAAGGTACGCTAGATGCTGACAGAAGCCTTGCGCAGGATATTCTCTATGAACTCGGCACAACAGATGTCACTCGAAGCAATCACACAGACCGCCTATACCACACACTATTACGCGCACCTAGCCTCATCGGATTACCAGAATTGGAATACGCAAAGTTTATGGACTTCGCTGGACTCGGAATCCGCTTCCATAAAAGACCATTCGAGTTTCATAAGGGATGGGTCTTAGTCCATGGCGATGAAGGATCAATGAACTCCAACGCTGGACTTACAGCTCTTGGGCTGGCCAAGAAGTTCGGCAAGTCTGTGGTCTGTGGTCACACGCACAGAGCAGGCATTAGTGCCTTCACAGAGGGCATAGGAGCCTCATACAGGACTCTTTGGGGCTTAGAGGCAGGAAATGTCATGGATAAGAAGAAAGCCTCTTATTTAAAGGCTGGGAGCGCTAATTGGCAGATGAGCGTGGCAGTCATTGAGACCTATGGAGATCGAGTTAGCCCGATGCTAGTGCCCATAAATAAGGATGGGTCATTTACCCTATATGGACGACTTTACGCTTGATGTAGTGCGCACCATTGACACTATGATTGACGAATCAGATTTGTTACCATTTCGTTATACAAATGTCCGATGATTAGTCTGGACTCTGTGCGACACTAATTCCGTAAGCCAGTCAAGGGCACTGGATACAGATAGGTTACAGAATGAGCAATAACGAGAAGTTGCTAATCATCTGCCTTATTGGGGCAAGTATTAGCATACTTATATGGGTTTTACAATCATACAAAGAAGCTTATGAACGCGGGCATCGGGATGGCTGGCACAAAGGCAGAGCAGTTAATCGCTCAGAGTTCTGGCAAGAATGAAATATCAGGAGATTCTACAGAGTGCAACGGACATCATTCAAGATCGTGGTCTTAACGACTACGGCCATCCAGCAGATAACATGCAACACGCAGCAATGCTCATCAGTGCATACTTACAGCACCCAGTCGAGGACTATCAAGTCTGTGCAATACTCGCGCTCATCAAGATTGCAAGAGCCAGTTCAGGCACAGTGGATAAGCCAGATAATTACATCGATGGAGCAGCCTATATTGCTTTGATGGGGCAACTAGCTACAGAGGAGAACGAACTCTATGTTTAATTTAGCCGACTATGAACCAGTTGAGGTGAGACTTGAAAAGTTTATTAAGGACTATCCAGATTTTCGTATTAGCACTGAGTTGGAAGTTGTGGAAGCTAGTAGATATATCGTTAAGGCATATCTCTATAAAACTAGCCAAGATAGCATCGCATGGGCGACAGGGTACGCTGAAGAAACAGTTAGCACTCGCGGGGTCAATCAAACTTCTGCATTGGAGAATTGCGAGACATCTGCAATTGGCAGAGCGCTTGCAAATGCGGGTTATGCTCCTAAAGGAAAGCGTCCTAGCAGAGAAGAAATGAGCAAGGTTGCACCTAACCATCCAGCACTTAAAGTAGTTAAGGATCAACAGAAGCCATCACCACAGGACATTAAAGAGGGCGATGTGGATTACTGGACTACACCTATTGGTGCATCTGTCAAGACCACATTAGCTCCAGTAACCCTAGAGGCTGCAATGGCAACAGTGACAGAGATTCTAGGTACTGCTGAAGCTATGGATGCACCTATTTGCAATCATGGCCACATGGAATGGCGTACTGGCCATTCTGCTAAGACTGGTAAAGATTGGGCTGGATTCTTCTGTGCCACCAAGGGTCAAAGTGGTGGGATGGATAAGTGTCCAACGCATTGGTATAACCTAAGTAGTTCGGGCAAATGGGAACCTCAGAAGGCGAGGGTATAATGGGATACATAGAAGTTCATACACCTTACGGCTGGGTTAATCTTAATGATGTACCACTGTTTAATGAGATACCTTGCCAGTTATGTAATGCACCTACCATGATTCACGATCTAACATTCACAGTAGCTGAGGATGGATTGATTAAGCCGACTGCTACATGGCAGTGTAATAAGTGCAAGGCTGTCAATGGATAAGGAAACTCTGCTTATGATTCTTACATTAGCTCTATTCATTGGCGGCATTGCAATGGGTTACATGGCTGGGATGAATCATTAGTCAGCACAGAAAGCACAGAGGTTTTCGCACAGAGCGAGTTGTAGCTGAGTACCTATCGACTCAGTGGCAGGGCGCGTGTGTGGGAAGGGGTAGTGGCAAGGATATTGTCAATGTGCCATTCGATGTTGAAGTCAAAGCCCGCGCTGGATTTCAACCGCTTGCGTACATAAAGCAATTAAAGGCTCGGACATCTATTTCGGGGGAATTGGGATTCGGAGTCATACGGCTAAATGGGCAGGGAGAAGATGCAGCGGAGTATGCCTGCATTATCCGATTAGCTGATCTCTTGCCACTACTCATATTAAAATACGGACACTTAGATAAAGAGCCTAAAGAGACTGACATCGAACGATGCAGCTGTGGTTCATGGATGATTGGGAGATGCCTTACATGCCAGCCTACGATTACAAATGTGGAAGATGCGGATTAAAGAATGAACTGCATCATGGCTGGCACGATAAACCAACAGTCCTATGCACATATTGTAATGAACCTATGATCAAGTTAATCAGTCCAGTAGGAGCAATCTTCAAGGGAACTGGATGGGGTAAAGATAAATAAGTTATCAACACCTGTGGATAAATAGGGGCAAAACTTCACTTCACGCTCAGATTGGACAAGAGTTATGCACATCTTGACACGGTATGGTACGCTAACGGCGCAGAGCCTCTCAAAGGCTCACCGCAAGCCCTTCAGGGGCGTAGCTTGCGGGGTGCTAGTAGCTATTGGGATAGCTCTATTGCTAGTGCCTAGAGCAGGTAGCTCTGAATCAGTGCAACAAAAAGAATACATAGACTATAAGACTTATGCGTTATATCTATTAGACTTTAACTATAAAGAATATGGCTGCTTATTAAAGCTATATGGTAAAGAATCAGCATGGAATCCATTAGCAAAGAATGGGAGTCATAATGGTATTCCTCAAGGTAGAAGTGAATGGCTTGCAACCCAAGATGGTTGGTCTCAGGTACGATGGGGGCTTGACTATATAGGCAACAGATATGGTGAGCCTTGCATTGCATTAGATCATTGGAGAACTAAAGGGTGGCATTAGACAAGCTTAACTCAAGACGCTATCGAGTTCATAAGCAGCGAGTGTTCGATAGAGATGGACGCATCTGTCGCTACTGTGGCAGTGATGAAGAGCCATTGCACATCGAC